CAGCCCGTAGTTGAAGCCTTCGCCGCCGCGCAAATCTTTCTTGAGCATAGCGACCACGGTTTCGAGCGTGTGTGGCTTGTACTTTCTGTTGCCGCTGTTTGTGTATCCGACGAATATCTTTTCCTTTGCGCCTATCGAGTCGAACAGGTCAGAAACGTAATTGCCAAACTCGTCAGCCAAACCGTTGCTTATTTGCTCTCTAAGCGCGGAGCGGGTTGCGTAGTCATCTACCTTCGGCTCTGCGTTCACCAGTTTCATACTTAACGCGCTTTTTCTAACCAAGGCGTCAAAATGGCTATCGATCGTGGCGATCAATCCCGGCACGTCTATCCTGGTGTACTGCTCGGTCAGATAACGGCGTACAAGCTCCTGGAACTCCTTATCGTTGACCAGGGCTCCGGTATCTTTTCTGCCGAAGTACGGTGAAAACCCAGCATCGATGAGCGCGTTTTTCTCAACTTCATTGAAACCCGGCGCGTAGACAATGCCCGGCTCAATACCGTTATCCCTCAGGAAATGCCACATGACCGCCGGAGATTCCTCCAGCTCCGCGCGGCCTTTGCCTTCAAACGCATCAAGGTCTAATGGACCGCCAGTCGCCTTTCCTCCAGCCGTCAGCTTCTCTAAAAGTGATTTTTCCTGCTCGTTAGTTACCTGGTAGGTGACTCGTGGATAGCGCGGGGAATAGATGTCAGCGCCGAACACTTTAGCGCCACCCCCACCTTTCGGGTCGATCATGCCCGCGCTACCCATAAGCGTTATCTCACCGAACTTGGTAGTTGGTTTGCCCTTATGCGCCACAGCGAGGGACGGAACGGCGATGCCGCCCATGCGATGCGCGTGCAGCAAATTGCTGGCGGTAAGGTTGTGCTGGACCAGTAGGCTTCCTACCGGAGCGTCATACCCATCTCGCCCCTGGTCGAATTGCGGGCCGTCGATACGTTCGGCCACGATCTTGAGCGGGTAGCGCTGGAACAGTTCCTCGGGGGTCACGCCCAGCTTCGCGGCCTGTACCGCGTAGAAGTTGCCGACCATGGCCGAATAGGCATCATTCACCTGCGGGATGAAGCGCGCGGCCGCGTCGAGTTGGCTCTTGATCCCGGCGCGCACCATCTCAGTGGATTGCTTGAACGTATCGTCGCCTTGCTTTTCAGTCAAGACACGCTCGACATCGGCCTTCAATTCCTCGGCGTGGTTTTGCATGTACTCCTGCACCTCGGCCCGGCTGAATTCTTCCGGGTCGGTCTTGAGGTGATCCAGCAGGCTTTGCGCGTACTCGGTCGGCGCGATGCGTGCGGTGTATTCATCGATCGGGATAGCTATCTGCCCGCCCGTTTGCAGGGCGTCGGGCAACTGCGCAGCGACGGCCGGTGATACGGCGGCCACCTGTTCGGCCACGCCAGACTGCATGAGCGCATTCGCGTCGATGAACAACTGCTGTGCCTGGCCGCTTTCGGCCGCCTTGCTGATCCATTCCTGAAAGGTTTGCGGGTCGCGTTGCAGCACTTTGTCGGCAGCGGCCAACTTGTTGAGCTCAGCCAGCAGTTCAGCGGTTTGCGCGGCGCCGTTAGCCTTCTGTTCCATTTGGTGGGCGCGCCCGAAAATACCGGAGAATGCGCCGCCCGTCAGCCCGCCGACGAACAAACCTTGCAGCATATTTTCCAGCACACCGTCGGATAGCGATTGACTCGGGTCGGCGTTGTCTTTCACCGCCATATTCTGGAATACCTGTTCCCCGCCGCTCTGTAGGGACTCAACCGTACCCTCGTTGATAAAACCCTTGCCAATGCGCGGTAGCAGCGCCCCGCCTTCACCGATGATCTTGCCTAAAAACTTTCCACCGATAGCGTTGGTGAGGGCGTCAACAGCACCCGCTCCGATACCAGACTGCGTGCCGCCGCGCGCGGCGAGATAGATGCGCGCGGCGTTTGGGTCAAAGCCCTGTGAGACGAGATTCTGGTACTCGGGCGACAACGCGAGCTTGTCCAGCGGCGTACCTTCTATCTGGCTTTGCGTTTGAACGGCCTGCTGGGCGTAGCCGATAACCCCTTCAGAAGCCGCGCCGAATTTTGTCGCCATGTTGGTGGCGGCGTCGATGCCCGCTTGCCGCGCCTCTTCTCCCCTCATGCCCGCAGCGAGCGCCTGTTTTTCACCTTGAATGGCCGCACCACGGGTAAGGTACGTAGTCAGCGCGAGGGCGGCCGTGGTCGGGAGAGAGCGGATAGCGTCGCCGATGATCTTGACAGGTGACAGATAAGCGGCTTGGCTAGGATCGGTTGTCGCGTATTTCAGGCCACCGTATTCATCTTGCGCGCCCGGCGAAATATCCTGCATATTCTGTTGGGACGCTTCGGAGCGATCACGCGCAAAGCGCGACAAAAACATCGCGGGGCTTTGTTCGCGCATTTGCTGCAATTTGGCCGGGTCGTTCTTGAACAAGACGGCGGCGTCTGAATCGCTCAAAGTAAACGGGTTAAAATCGTCGGTGAGCTTTGCAGCCACGCCAAGCACGTCATTAAACCCCGCTTTGGCCGAGCCGCCTAGAAAGGACAGCGCGTTCTCGATCTTGCTCAAGCTGCCCACGTTATCGTGGGCGATCTTTGCTTTCTCCACGTCAGCCAGTAAGGTGGCCGTGGCCGGCGAGGTTTTTGCCAGGGTGCCGAAGTCGATGGTGCCCATGGCGTCCTGCTGCTTCATCTCATTGGGCATGTTCAGGACGGTGTCCACGGGCACGCCCGTGCGCCGGGCGACGCGCTGCGCCTCGGCGTAGGCGTCGGGGTTTGTACCAGCAGCAGCAGAAAACCCGACACGGGCGGCTTGCCCAAGGTCGGGTTGCAGGGAGGCGGATACGGCATCGTCGAATTCGTTGCTCATTTACGGGTGGCCTTTAGGTTCCAATAGGCGTTGAGAATCTGCGCGTCAGTCGGGTTGTCGAGGCCTTGGCGCTTGAAAGCAGACTTGATGTTGTCCTTAGTATTGCTGTCTACGTCGCCCACATTCATGCCCAGCATCGGGCCGGACGAATTGGTGAACCAGCCCCGGAAAGTGGCATTTTTTGCGAACAGCGCGTCGAGGTGCTGTGCCACTTCGGTGTCAGTGAATTTCTTACCGGCTTCGCGCTGGGCGGCCATGAAGTATTGATCGACGAACTGACGGATGGCGCCAACGCGCGCGGCGCCACTACTGCCGTCATCCTTGGGTGTTGGGTCGATTTGCAGCATGCGTAGGCGCTCATCGAGCGACTGCTTAATGGCCTGGCTGTTGATGTCACCCGGCCCGTTACCGCCTGGTGCGCCCCCGGTAAGTTTGGCGCGCTCGCTGGAAAAGTGCTTGAAGTCGTCCTCCGACAGTTCGCGGCGCAGTGCGAAGAACTCGTTATCACTCATGCGCGCCAGTTGATCGGGGTTGCCGGCCAGTTTGGCGTAAAGCCACAAGCTCGTGGAATCGTCGCCCTTGGCGATCTTCTGCGCGAAGCCGATCAGGTTATCCACTTCCTTGGGCGGTACGGCCATGCGAATGTTGACCGGCAGGTCAGAGAATCGCCCGCCGTTCTCGATGATGCCGCGCATGGCCGTGGTCACGGACTCTTCATCGCGCTGCTTGATGCCATTGGTTTGCTCGGTGAACTGGCGCTCGGCTTCCTCGCGCGCCACTTTGTAGCGGGCGGGGTTGTCGGCGAGACGAGGGTCAGCGCGCAGTTGGTTGTCGATTTCCTGAAAGGTCGGTTGGTTTGGTTGCCCCTGGCCGGCCTCAAAATCCCGCATGTTCTTGGTGACATAATCGCGCGTTTCCGGCGGCATGAAGTCAAGCCATGTGAACGCATGCACGGCCGGGTCGTTTTTTGCCAACTTCGCGGACCGCTCGGCTTTATATATGGCGTTATCCAGTCGGCCGGGGCCGGCGTTGTAGGCTGCGTAGGCTTTGGCGAGGTCGCCGCCGTTGTCCTGTAGCTGCCTTTGGAAGTAGGCAAGACCTATGGCTTTGTTGTATGCCGGGTCGTTCTTATAGCGGTTCTCGTCCCACGGCAGGCCGGCCAGCTTGGCGGCCTCGGGTGCGGTATCAGGCATGACCTGTGCGATACCGATGGCCCCCTTGGGCGAGGTCAGCGGCTCGCCGTCCGCACCGAACTGACGGCCGTTCGATTCGGTGCCCACGGCGATGTTGAACGCGCGCTCGGCTTCGCCCACCTGTATACGCGGCTGCATCTTGCCCACCACGTCGGTGGCGACGGCGACGCCCGCGCGGGCGTCCATCTCATTGGTGATATGGCCGCGCACGGTGAGGATGTCGTCCGCGTCCATCTGGTCGGAATACTTCTTGAGGTAGGCGTCGGCGTAGGTCGGGTCGTTATTTTCCAGCGCAGACAATAACGCAATCTTGTGCGCGTTGCTGGTCGTCTTGCGCGCCATGGCTTCCTGCCATTCGGCTGATTTGCCGAGGAGTTGAGCCTGCCGGTAGGTTTCCCCGCGGATGCGTTCGACGGCGGAGTTTACCACGTCGGGGTTTTTCCAGTTCAATCCGATTTCACGCAATGCGGTGTCCTGGACTCCTTCGGCCACCGATAGGCCATACGTCGTGAATTCCTGTGCCTCGTGCTGCATGGCCTGCCCGCGCATCGAAGTGAGAATATCGTTCGCGTGCAGCGCGAAGGCTTGCTGCTGGGCGTCGTTGCCTAGGGTGCCGGCGATTTCGTCGATGCTGCTCTTGAGCTTTTCACTGTACTCATCGGCCAGGGGTTTGCCGCCCGGCCGTTCCAGGGCGTTGGCGCCCTTCAGGTTAGTGAAGCCGGCGTCCTTGTCGTAGGTAAGGCGCAGCGCGGCTTCCTTGGCCTTGTTGAGCGCATCGTCAACCCGCAACTGGTTGGCCTGCTGCGCAATATCGTTGGCGATCCTGCCGACATCGCCGCCGAACTGCTGCATAGCCTGACCCATTTGCTGATCTTGACGACCAGCGACATCAGGCATGGCGAACGCATCGAAGCCCGGCGTCGGCATGTTGGTGGCCGCAACTTGTGGGGAGTCATAACGAGGTACGGTGGGCATTGGGTTATCCCTCTATTGTTTTCCGGCTGTTGGGGGGGATGTCCGGACGCTGTAGTTGTACCAGCTATTCGCCACGCTGCCGGCGCTGCCAAGCAGGGAGGTGGCCGCCGCAGCAAAAGGGCTGATAGTGTCGGCGGTGGCCGAACGCAAAGCCGCCTCATTCTGGTAATTGACGCTTTGAGTTCGATAGCCCCAGGCGCTGCGCACGGCGTTGGCGGTCAGCGTGTTGGCGTCAATTTCCTTCATGATGTCGGTGGACGCCTGCACCTCGGCCGCATTGCCCTCGCCCAGGTCGATACCGTTGGCGGCCATGGCCGCGCGCTGGCTGCTCTTGAGTTGCCCCGCTTTGAGGGTAAGCGCTCCGACCTGCTGCTGACCCTGGTTGAGGGCCGATTGCGCGCCAAGCTCGGCGATTCGTGCGTTGATGGCGGCCATATCCGCTTGAAAGCGCAAGCTGCTTTGCTGGGATTGCGCGCTATAGTAGCCGCCGATAGCCGAACTTAACGCGCCGCCAATCTGCGGAAACATCGACGCTTGTGCCAACTGGTCCGAAGTAAATAGCATGCTCTATCCCCCTGATAATTGAGGGCAACAGTAGCGCCCGACCGCGCGGCTACGTGCACCGGGTTATGCGCCGAGTGTAACCTCTGCCGTCAAGGACACAATGGACAAGGGCAGGGGGTCGGACTGGCGCACGAAAATCTGCCCGCTATCGGCCCACGAGGGTGACAGCAATACTTGAATTTCCTCGCTCTTTAGCGCCGGGGGTGAGCCGTAGGGCTCGGTCGTGCGCTGCTTGGCTTCGGTCAGGTTGCTGGCGTCAGGCCCCACGAAGATGCCCGACGAGCGATAGACGCGCAGCCACACCTTGTTGACGTTCTTGTAGCGCCCCTGGCCGAAGCTACCGTCGATTTGCGCGGCCACGGGCAGGGTTTGCATGTCGGCAACAATCGGCAGGCCAATCTGCACCTTGCTGGCCGCCTGGTCGAGCATGATGCTGCCCGACGTGACCACGCGCTGCGGATGCACCGCACCATCAGCCAGGATGCTGACCGTTTTACCCTCAAGGTGGTCCAGCCCACTGATAGTGGTCGCGGGCGCGCCCGAGTAGGTCAACCCACAATCGACGAAGAAGGCATCGGCCTGGTCGGTAAATTGACGCGAGGCCATGCGCTCGACATAACGCACCGAGTTGCCGCCAATGGTTCGGCGAACAATGCAATAAAGCACGTCCTCGCTGCCCTCGGCCACCACCGTGCAGGATTCAAACACACCATCCGTATCGTGCTGGTGCCACGCGCCTATCTGTTGCTCGGGCACGTAGGTGAGGCCCAGCAATTTGCCGCTGCTGCTGATGAACCAGACGAGAGGTTGCGGTGCCTTGGCATAGGCCATGTCCAGCACGTCGAAGGTGTCAAACAGGTGCGCGGAGCGTAGGGACAAATCCCCGGTGATGAAGCCGTTGGCCTGCCAGGAATAGCCGAGTTCGCGCATGTGGCCACCGCGGGCTGCACCATAAATCAGGCTGTTGTTGATGATGACCGGCTGCACGTTGGACGCGCCGACATAGGACTGCGGGCGCACGCTGATGGTGTCCGGTGTGATGGCGTCGGAATTGACCGAGGTGACGCGCCACTCGGCTGAACTGGTGAGCAGCAAGAGCTGGGTCAGCGGCACGATATGGCGGATGGTGTTCGCCTCGCGGGCGGCCACGCGGAAGGCGATACGGTCATCGTCACGGATAGGCAGCGAGTAGCACATGGCCGATTCAGTGCCGCTCCGCGTCATCCAGATGTTTTGTGGCTTGTTGGTCGTGCCAGCGAAACAGCGCCGTTGCTCGAAATAGGATACAGCGGCCGGATAGTCGCCGGCCGCGTTGAACACAGTTTCGTAAATCGGTGGGGTCTTGCCCAGGTCGGGCGCGATGTTGTCGTCAGTAATCGAAAGCCCGGTGGTTTGCCCGATGTAGCCGTACAGGCCGCCTTGCATTTTATAGACGTTGTACCTGGATGCACCGGACACAGTGCCCCAACTAATACTATTCCACCGCCCGGTGGTGTAGAGGTTGTTCGTGCAGGTGGCTTGCGCCGAGGCGGCCGACTCGCTATATCCATCGGCGGCGATGGCAGTCACGACGTATTTGTATGTGTAGGTCGTGTCGGTTGCGTTGGGCGTCGCGGCCGCGCCCGTGGGTGAGGCGATGGTCGGGGTGAACGCGATGGTGGTCAGTTGCCAGTTGGTTGCGCCCAGGCGGCGCAGTTCGCATGGCGCGTAGTTCGGATGCACAAGGGTGAGCACGTCGGCCGATTGGACATAGTGCAGGTCGAACAGGTCGGCCTCGGCGAACGAGTTGGCAATCTCATACGGCACGACGCCATTCATGACGGTGGCGCCCAGCGTGTGAAAACGGAAGTAGCCCGCGCCCACCTCGATGACCATGGTTTGCGTGGTCGAGTATGTGAATGGAATCAGCCGCACTTTCTTGGTCGAATCCTTCACCGCGCGCACAAACTGGAAACCGGCCCGATTCTCGGCCGGGCCTTGCGGCTTGGTGATGAAGTTGAGGCACTTTGCCAGCCCGTTTTGATACTTGGAATCGTCTATCCGCCCGAACATTTCCGGGCTGATCTCGCCACCAGCGAAGGAATGCTGCAAGGTGCGGATGCTCGACATGCTTACCTCCCGTTGATCCAGCCGACGTTATGCTGCGGACTGATGCGCCGTTGCGCGGCGTCGGATTCCGTAGCCTTCGAGAGATAGCTCTGCATCAAGGCGGCGCAGCGCTTGGATTCAGCGGCGCCCGCGTCGCCCTTTAGCAGCGGCCCGGCCAGCATCGACGCTAGGTGCAAGGACAAGGTCATGGTGAACAGCGGCGAGAACTTGGTCGTATCGGTCACGATGTTGGTGTATCGCAGCACGGCGTCGACCTGGTCTGTGAGAATCACATCGTTGCCGCTGCCATCCACCTCGCAGGAAAACGCTTGCGGCACATAGGAACCGCCAGCCGCTGCCGGCACGTTCGAGGGCCCCATGCTATAGTCATCGGTGGCGTCGGGCGGCAGAATGGCGAGGATGTTAAGCGCGTCGGACGGCTGGGCATAGGAGTAGTCCCACTCTGGCCATCCGCTGCCCAGCAGGGCCAGCGAAACGCGCAAGGTGGCAAAACCCCACGGGTGCATTTCCAGCAGTGAATCGCGGGCCATGGGATAGAAGCGCGCGCAGTGTTCGGCCTGCGCCGACCCCTCGGGCGGGTCTAGGCTTGTCACGGTCGCGTTGTCGCCCAGGTACGCCAGGGCTAGGTTACAAATATCGACTTCGGATGCCATCGCATGCTCCTAAAAATACGGGGGCACGAGGCCCCCGCAAGCTGCTTCCCCTGGGGAGAAACGGTTAAACTAGGCTTTCACCTACCCCGACCGGGTCAGCGCCCGAGGTGTCGGAGGTGTCGGAGGTGTCGGAGGTGTCGGGGGCCGGTGCTACGGCGGCCTTCTTCCCCTTCTTGACCAGTTCCAGGTTGTCGGAAAACTCGCCGTCGTATTCAATAACTTCGCCCTCCTCGACGATGCGGTTGCCGATGTAGGACTTTTGCAAAACGCGGACTTGCGCCATGGTTCATTCTCCTTACAGCACGGAAAAGCCGGGCGGGTAGAACTTCTGACCGTCTTGGATTTCGATGCCAAGGTCGCCCATAACAGCGCCAGCGGTCGTGGTGCCGACGCTTATATAACGAGCACCAACGTAGCGCTGGCCCTTACTGGCAAGGCGTGGGTTAATGTCGCAAGCGAAGCGCGCGCCAACCGTCAGCGAGGCCACGGGAATGGCGCCCGTAGTGGCGATGACAGTCACGTTCGTGGTTAGCGCTGCGTCATCGGCTGCGATTATCTGGTGCTCAATTGAGGTGCCGCCCACTGCCGCAACGGTGTATTCAAAGCGGCCGAATAGGTCGGAACCTTGGCCTACGTCCCGCGCTTGCAGCAGGTCAATGGTGTTGGTCGATAGGACGCTGGAGCCGGCACTAAAAATGTTTTGGCCGGCTACGACCCCCGCAGACGAAACAGAGCCGGAAACGAGAAGGTTGTTGTCGATATACATGGTTGAATCTCCTATGTTCAGGACGGGGCAGATTGCTCCACCCCTTCGGGTTAGACGACGCGGGCTTCGGTGTTCAGAAGCTGGTCAACCTTGCGCAGCGGCACGCCCAGGAAGTCCAGCCAGCGGGCCGGCTGACCGAATTGCGTCAAGCCTTCCTGTACGCTGATGGCATTTTGGCTCTTGTTCAGGGCCTGGATGCGCATCATCGAGAACAGCGTGCGGTTCATATAGAAGGCAGCGCGGCCCATGGACAGGTTGGGGATGCGATCCAGCGCGCGGCTCATGAGCTTCACCAGGTCAGCAGCGCCGGACTCATTCACCAGGTTGGCGGTGTTGATGTTGGCGATGCGCACGACATAGCGCCAATCCTTGACGACGAGGCCGTTCTTCCATTGGTAGTGGGTCTGGTACGCCTTGAAGGGGTTGTTGCTGCTGTCGTAGATGGTGAGGATGCCGTCGTCCTCAGACACGAGGCCGGCCTTCGAGCCCTTCGGGAACGGGCAGAAAGCCGTGTTTTCACCCCACACCACCAGCCAGACGGAGGCGTTGTTCGAGGAAGCGCCGCCCGCATCGATGATGTTCTGCGCATTGCCGGCGCCGGAAATGGTGCCGTAGCGAGTGGAGAGGCCGAGGTACTGGCGCGGGTCAGTGGCCGGGTTGCCGTAGAACATGGTCTGCGCCTGGGCCTGGTTCATGGCTTCCAGGAAGGCCACATCCTCGGACAGACGGAAGGAGGCGGTGTTGCCGTTCAGCTCGGCCAAGTCCTTGTCGACCGCGCTGTAGGCTTCCAGCATGCCGCAAGACTCGTCGACCTGGGCCGTGGTGCTCTTGGAGCGCGGCACGCCTTGGTTCAGCGAACGCCAATAGACGGTTGGCAAGCCGGTGCGGATATTGACGCGGTGGCCAGTCGGCAGGTTGCCCTCGATGAAAACTGCATCTTCGAGGATTTCGTTGGTCTGGTTCAATATTTCGGCGATCTTGACCTCGACCTTACCTTCGGGATCGAGGCGCTTCGCCCAATCGGCGAGGGTAAGTTGACCGCTAGTGAGAGTAGCCATTTAAGTGCTCCTTATTTCAAATCGCTGTTTGGATACAAGGACCGCGCGTCGTTGGCATCAGGCGATGCGCCTTTGCCACCAACGAACTTGTCCTCGCTGATTGCTTTCCCGGCGCGGTAAAACGCTCGGATAACTTCCGGGTTGTTGCCTAGACCGGATTCGTTCAGCAGCTTTTTCAGTTCAGGCGTGCCGAAGGTGTCGAGTGCCTTCTTGGCCGTGGCAAGGTTTTCGGGCAGCTTGTCGCCGCCGAACTCCTTGTCGGTCTTTGCACTCTCTGCCCAGGCGGTGCGTACCGCCTCGATCTGTTCGGCTTGGCGCGCCTGAATGACAGGCGCCACCTTGTCGAGCACCTTCTGCGCGGCGTCTTGTGGCAGGTTCAATTCCTTGGCGATTTCGGAGTAAGCACCTAGGACGGTGTCGTCAAACTTCTGGCCATCGGGTGCTTTGAACTCGTACTTTTCGGGCGCGCCTTGCGGCTTTGCCTGTTCGCCTTCGGTCTTGGCGCCTTCGGCCTGTTGGCCCTCGGCGTTCTGCCCTGCGGTCGCTTGCTGCCCTGCGGTCGCTTGCTGCTGCTGCTGCGCCGTTTGTTCGCCACCGGCAGCCGGTTGGCCTTTGGTTTGCGAAGTCGCGGCTTGCTGTTGGTCGGCTGTTTGGGTATTTTGGCCGTCAGTCATCAGCGTCTCAGTGGTCATTCCTTGCTCTCCTTGAGCATATCGGTATAACGGTCGGGGCAATGCGCAGTGATTTGTGCCAACAACCTCAACCCCTCGTTGCGCGTGCCCTCGTTGAAGGCCATGGTTAGCGCGTTGGTGTTGAAGGATAGGCGCCACACGCCTGCCCGCTCAAACAGGCGGGCCACGAATCTACGACCCCGCTTGTCGCTCATGAGCCACTTTATATCGTCGATCTCGATTTGCGAGGCCATGAGGGCGCGCTCCTCGGCTTCCGCCCGGGCACGTTCTTGACCGCGTATGTCGAGAGGATCGAAATAGCTCATGCGCGGAACTCTAGGGCGCGCGATCGGCAGTACGTGCACCATAAGAAAAAAATGCCGCCCGAAGGCGGCCAAAGGCGGCAGGAGAAGCCTAGAGTAGCGTGCTGTTCGGGTAGAGCGATCGGGCGTCGGTTTTCGGTGTAGCCGTGCCGAGTTCCATGTCGGTAATCTGCAATTCGAGAAACACGTCGATGCCTGAATCGTCGCCGTCCTGTTCCGTGGTTTGCGTAGCGGAACATACGAAGGCAGCCGCCGAAATGCTCACCTTGGTGCCGGCAGCCGGTGGCGTAGTAATGCCCAGCGCTTCGCACTGATCGTCGTTCAACCGGAGGCGCAGGCCGTAGCCGTAGGGGTTGAGGTTGGGGTTGGGCTCGTAGGTTTCGACGCCCGAGTCCTCGGTTTTCATACTGACCAGTGGCATGGTAGTGGTGCTCCTAGTAGAAAGCGACGATGCTGGTAGCCGTCGTGCCGGTGGCATAGATTCGGGTCACTGCCAACGAGAGCAGGAAGCCGCAACCCGTCGCGGGCACGGTCACGGTCGCAGTGCTGCCGTCAGCCATGACTAGGACCGCATTGCCCGTGCCGCCCACCAGAATGGCGCGCGTCGGCCGGGCCGGGCCGGTAGGGGGTACAAGGTTGACGGAATCGTTTGGAGTGACGGCCAGCGCCGACTGCATCGGGCTGGCGTCATTGGTCGTAACGTAAAACGGATTCATGACCTGGGCTCCTTACAGGTTGCCGGCCGGGTACAGGGCGAAGATGCCAGTGGCCGTGGTACTGGTTGCAAGGATGCGGCTCGCATTCACGCGCACGATTTGACCGGCAGAGAGGCCCGTCAGCACCGCAGTGCCACCGCCTGCCAGATTGACGTTTACGTTGCCGGCGCCGGTCGTGTAGATGGCCGTGCAGGCCCCGCTGGGCAAGTCGGCGGAGTCGCTGGGGGTTACGGCTTCACCTTCGAACTCGGTCGATTGAAACTGGCCGGGGGTGTAGGCGGCTTTGCTGAAAAGTACGCGAGGCATGGTTATCTCCTTGGGTTAGGTGTATCCGCTGAAAGCGCGGGTTATGTCGGTCGGTGCATTGGGAGCGCTGCCCCTGGCTGCGGCCAGCTTTTGCGCAGTGTCGGCGCCCTGGTTCAGCATGGCGGCCTGCTGCGCTTGCTGCTGCGCTTGGGCGCGTTGCTGGCGCAGGGCTTCCACCTGGTCGGACGGCACGAGGATATGCGGGTCGAGGCCCAGCGAATCGGAATAGACATCCGCCCACTTATCGGCGTCGAACTTGTCGAGGACTTCGGGCTTGAACTGCGCCACCGCGCCAAGGTTGCCGACGAATCGGTCGATGCTGTTGGTGCCCACCGCACGTTGCGCCTGCGCCAACATGCTGACCAGCTCGACGTTGATGTCGTGGCCTTGCAGTTCCTTGGGCGGGGGTGGCACGATGCCCGCTTTCAATATCTGATCGAACGTCATCTCGATGAGCGGGTCGAGCAGTTCGTTTTGCAACCGTTCCAGCACGGGCCCCAACATGAGCAGTTTTTCCTCGTGCCGTTCGGCCACCTCGGTGGCCGTCATGCGGGCGTCGCTTTGGTTCGCCAGCATCAGGAACATATCCGCGTAAAATCCGCCCTGAATGCGCTGGCGCACGTCCTGAATGTCGGCCAGCAAGTGCGAGAGGTCGATATTCACCTCGAAGGCGGTTTTAATGCCGCCATTCGGCCCAGCCATATCCACGTAACTGACGCCGCCGGGCAGGGTTTCCACGTCGCGGTTCTTCATGCTGGTGGGCACCTGCAAAGGCGGCTTGGTCTTGTAGTCGATGCCCTGCGCCTTACGCAGTTGCTCATGCTGTAGCTGCTTGATGTCGCCCAAGGCTTCCATGCCGGGGCTGTTGCCGTAGATGTCGCCGCCGGATAACGCCCAGCGCGGTACTAAGGCGGGGAAGTGATTAAAGCCGGCCTCGCGCAGGACCTCGCCTTCGCGTGCGCCGACCTCGAAATAAATCGACTTCCATTCCATATTGAGGTTGTCGCTCTTGGTCTGGTCGCGGTCGGTGCGGGGCTCGATGCAATGGATGATCGTTATCCAGGCGTCGAGGCTGCCACGGTCATACAGGTTTTTGACCGTGTTGCTTACCTTGTCGATGCCGAACTCGGAGACGACCTCGTGGACGGTTTTCTGGAACTCGCGGTATAGCGTAGTCACCTCGCCCTTCCAGTTGGTCGCAATGCAGTATTCGCCCGTTGTCAGCGGGTAGTGGTGGATGACGTTTCTAAAGTCGGGCATTACGATGCTAGCCGCTGTTCCAAACGCGCCCAATTCTTCGTACATGGAGTGCAGCGCCCGGTAGGTGTTCGAGCGCTGAAATATCGTGTGCATCAAGTTGCTTACATCGTTCAACCACAACTTGACCGGGTCGTACTTCATCAGGTCCGCGTCGGCCGTCGCCAGGCGGAACCAGGGTCGCGCCGGGCTAGTCATGCCCGACATCATGCCTGCCGCGAGCACGCGCAACGCGCGTGTGCCTGTACTGTCATAAATGTTGTTGTGGCGCCGGTTTCCCCGGTTGCGATCCTGGATGAAGAAGCGGCCGGAACGGGGCAGCAGGTAGTCGCTAATCTCCTTCCAATGCGCCCACCAGGTAGCCCGCTCGGTCTTGAGTTGACCCCAGCGTGTGAGCAGTTCAGAGCGCGGGGTTTTGTCGGCCATAGCTTATTGCCCCAGGAGGGTGTTCTTGCCGAGTTTCAGCGTGCTGGCGTCCACGCCGGCCGGGCCGGTCAGCATCGTGCCGGACTCGCCAGCTCTGCCCGCTTGACTTGCGGCCGAGAGAATGGAGGAAACGTCGGGGTGCTTCTGGTTGGCTCTATTCTGCGCCTGGTCGGCGGCAGCGGCTTGCTTGTCGGCATTGGCCTTCGCTTGCCCCTGCGCGTTTTCCTGGGCACTGGCTGCGCGTTCGCCCGAGTAGATGCTGTAGCCCGTGCCTACGGCAGCGGCGACGGCTGCGACTATTCCCATGATCAAACCTCCCGGCTGAAAGTTATATCCTGCACGTCGTAGCCCAGGCGGGGCATGATTTCGGCGAGCGGTGTGTTGGGTTTCGCGTGCCACAGTACGAGGCGCGCGCCTTCTCGCCGGGCCTTTGCCTCGGTTGCCCGAATTAGTTGCAGGCCAATGCGCCCGTGGCGGTGCTCTTTGCTGACAAACAGCAGGTCATTAGACGCAATACACAGGTCGGCGTAGTGCAGGTGGTACACGACGAAGTTCACCGAATAGCCGACCAGCGCGCCATCCTTGTCGAAAGCCGCAAAAATGAACAGGCTACCACTGGCTTCCATGGCCTCGTACCGTTTTGTATCGGGCTTTATCACCATCATGTGTTTGTTCAGTGCGATTTCATCCCAGTGTTCGGCGAACAGGTCGCCGGCAAGGGCCAGCATTTCGCTGACGGTGGATTCGCGGATTTCGTACATGCTCGCTCCTAGGTTTGCGAGCATCGTAGGCGGCAGGTTTTCAGGTACGTGCACTGCCTGCCGTCAGCACGCTGCCGTGGTGGCGCGCATCAAGTAGCGTAGGGGTCGTATTCGCGGCGCTGTTTGTCCTTGCCCAGGGCAAGGGCCCGACGCTTCGGAGTGTCGAGCAGGGCCAGCACGTAGGCGCTGCCGTAGTCGGGTGAGCGCCCGATTTTGTCCATGATCTGCTCGCGGCTTGCCACGTAGATGGTCGAGCCCGATAGCTCCCACGTCGGCGCGCACAGGTCAGCCAAAAGGCGGGTATCTGGCGGCAGAGCGATACCCGTGTTATTGGCCGGGTCCAGGGCCTCGCGCAGCCGCCACCACAACTCGCTGCGCAAGTTTTTGAAGCGCAACCGGCCTGACTTGTCGGTGCTGGTAGCAGATTCGGCCACGTTTACTCCGACCACCTGCTGGCCGGCGTCGTTGAGAAAATCGTAGGGCGACGAGCCCACGCCTATTACATCGATATGGATCACCGCCTGGTCGCGCATCGCTGCAATCGTTAGGCCCGCAACGGTCGGGCCGTCCGGTGTCTGCGATCCAGGATAGACCAGCGCCTCATCGAACCACATGCCATGGCGACGGGCGATGAGGGTGTTGTCGCGACCGCCTCGAGCCACATCCACACCCAGCGAATCCATGGGCGCCAGCTTGTCGGGCCGCTTCCACCTGGCCTGGGCCGCTTCCACCCACTCGGTCGGGATAACCTGCCAGGGGTCATCCTCGATGCCAGCTTGGAAGTCGCCATAGAGCATTTGAGAGCGCAGGGGCTCGGGTAAGGATTGCAGGGTTGCCATGTAGCCGGTCCCCATTAGGTAGGGGTTATCGCTGACGCGCGAGGGGATGAACGTTCGGCTCATCGGTTTGATTAGGTCGGCGCCGTGGCGGAATGGCTCGCCGCTGGCGACCTCGACCTCCTCGCCATCGATCATGGCGAACCACCGCAGCTCGCCGGGCTGGGCCGGGTTTGGGTGCTTCGGGTCGAGCCAGGGCGCGAAGAAGGAAACGACCCACCGGCCATCGGCCGTGGTGGGCGGGTTGAATGTCAGCAGCGCCTGGCAGCGCTGGGTAGCATCCACCGACCGCAACCAACCCAACAATGCGCGCGCCTGCGACTCCAAAAAATTGGCCGCCTCGTCGAACACCAGCAGGTCATGAGGGCGGCCTTGATACTTGCTCCAGTCGTCAAGGTTGGGCGTCGACCCGAACTCTATCTGCTTGGCAGGCAACCGCCAAATGCGCTCGGCGCCATTGTAGCCGTCGCGGCTGCCGATTAGCTCGGTGAATCGGTCAATGATGCCGGTTAGCTGCGTGGCTTCACGGCGCAGCACAAGAACCTTCTGGTGCTGGGTCAGTGCCTTGCCGCACGCGAGGTCGGTCTTGCCACCCCCGGCCGCTCCACCGTAGCCGATAACATCGGCCTTGGAGTGGTAGGCAATCGACTGCGGGCCGGGCAGCGGGCGCCATATCGTCGTGTCGGCGGCGATCAACGCGTCCAGTTCGGCCAATTCCTCGGGCTTGAGATAGCCCAACAGGGTAGGGTCAAACGAGGTCGGAAGCATCGCCTTCCTTGCGCGCCTGGGCGTTGGCAAGAATGGCCGCGATCTTCGCCGCTCGCTCGGTGTCCGTGATCCGCACCGGGCCGCCATCAGCCCCGGTCAGTTCCATGGCGGTGCGCTCGCCGTACTTCTTCGGCGCCAGCTTGGATAGCAGCCACTTGCGGGTATCAACCTGCAACTTGCGGTGCCCCAGCATATCCTCGTGGACTTCTTTGTAACCGTCGGAGCTTTCCTCACGGCGCACGCCTTCCATGGGCGTGTCGGCAATGGCGAGGGTTTCCTCGGCCAGTACGTCGAGGCCAATACCTCGCGCACGTGCATATTGCGCGTAAAAACCTTGCACGTTGTCTAAAACCCAGCCGCGCACCGTCGATTCAGGCGGCATTCCGGCGTCGCGGCAGATAGCACGCAGCGACTCGCCAGCGGCCAATCGCTCGCAAATCAATGCCGCAACTTCCGGCGTATAGGTTGAGGGTCGCCCTTTGGTTTCCATGGTGCTCATTTCCCCATATCAGTCTTTAGGTACGTGCACTTGATTAAAATTCACCGGGGTCTGCGCTCGCCGCTCATATCGGCAAATCCGGCCAATCGCCCATTTGCTGACCTCGTACTTCTCGGCCAGGGTGCCGTAGCCCATGCCCGACTTGTGCAGCAAGCGAATCTGCTCCACCTCGGCATCCGTCAGCTTAGCATTCGGGTGATCCTCCCCGATTCGTAAACCGGACTCGTTCACCGCCACTTTTCGTACATTCATAGTCTTATCCGTAAAAAGTTGCTTGCACCTCCTGCACCTCAAAAACGCTATTTTTCCTATTTCTCTATTATATTTTATATTTTTACTATAGGAGGATAACAGTAAAACAGCCTTTTATGAGGTGCTGGAGGTGCAAACCATTTGTCAAGGCTCGCTTTCGACTAAACGCAATCCGCGAATGGCTGCAAATCTGCGCCGCTTTGCGCCTTCGATCACTTCGTGTTTATCAAACCGTGCAAAAAATGGCACGCATCTCTCCAACTCAGAGAGGAAGCGATTTTTTGCAAGTGGGTGAATCCCGCCCGCTTTGCACCAATTAGCATAAGCCGGATACAAGCCGCCCCCGAATGGCGTGCTGATTTTCCCCTCGAACTCTGCGCCGAGCTCGCATTCCTCGTTGACAAACTGAAACACTCGGTCTTGCTCTGTCTGGTAGTCCTTCGAGGCCGCCAGCACCACGTCGGGCGGGTTGAGGCCATCCCTGAACCAATCCACCGCACCCGCGATGACCCAGGCCAGCACGCCCTCCCTCTCGGCGGCCAGGTGCTCGACGATACGGGTATCTCGTAGGCAGGTGGCCCGCCCGCTGGCAACTTCTTCTGGTGTGCCAAATCGGGCTTTGAACGGCACCAGAAGGACGCGACGCCACATCCCCTCGTCCTGCCCCTTGATAGCGGGTTTGTGGTTGGTCAATAGCTGTAGTTTGTGCGTCGGCAGGAACTCAAAAAAATCACCGCGCATGTAGCGTGCCTTGATCTTGTCGCCACCCGTGGCCTGCTTCACAAAATCCTCGCGCAGCACGCCCCCATCGCCAGTTTCGTGCGCCGTCACCATCCGTCGCCCGGAAAGGTCGGCAATCTCTGTCGGGTGCCTGTCGCGGCTGTTGCTCATAAGGAGGCCAGGCGCAGCAGTGGTCGCATAATCGCCAAGCACCTCGGCCACAATATCCAGCACCGTGCTCTTACCATTGCGGCCTTGCCCATAATGCACCGCGAACTTCTGTTCACGCACCGAGCCGGTGGCGCAGTAGCCGAACCAGCGTTGCAGAAAGCCCGACAACGGGAGCACGGGCTCGCCTTCCTCACAGGCCACCCGAGCAATGACGGTTTCGAACAACGGGGCTTTGGCCTGGGGCAGGTAGGGCAGGCCGATGAACCGGGTCAGATAGTCGTCTGGGTTATGAGGGCGAATCTTGCCGGTACGCAAATCGACCGTGCCATTGGCGCAATTAAGCGCCCACTGATCAGCGTCCAAATCCTCCGCCCTCACGGCCAGCATGCGTTTCGCCAGTCCCAGCGCGGCCTCGATGGTGCCGCGCATTTCCGATTTTTTGGCCCAGCTAATCAAGGCGTCCGCGATCTTGTTGTTCTTCTCCCGCTCTTCGGATGTGTCGGCTTTCCCCGCGCGCCATTGGTCTGCTTCGGTGTGAACAACCTTTGATAGATTCAAAGCGAAGCGATACACCGCCGCGTCATCCTGCGCCCAATGGGTGCCCACCCAGGCAAACCAACGGTCGGCCGATACCATGAGCCGCTGCCCGTAACGTTTGACGATGCGCACCGCATTGGCTTGGTCGGTCGTGAGGTGCTGCGCTTCGGGGATTCTGATTTTCTTACCCGCTTCGGCGGGGGTATCCTCGCCCACCTCCTCGAAGTCATCATCGACGGGGTCAACGCCAATTTTTGAGAGAAACACCGATTGAGGCACGTCGCGGCAATGCGCGTGCTGACAAACAAAAGCCCCATTGGCATAACCGCCTGTATGCGCCGGGTAGTACACCGTCGCCGTCGCGCCTGATTCCTGGGTGTGATTTTCAGACAGGGGGCATTCAATGTACAACTCGCCTTTCTTGCCGACCGACTTAATCATTTCGCGGTCTGCCAGACGCTGCGCTATCGGGTCGTTGTCGACCACCTCAAGCAATCGCTGGTGCCTGCTGGCCTGCGCGCCTGCACTGACCGACGCCAACAACCCGGAGTCAATTTCCAGCGCTACGTCGCCGCTAATTAAGCCAGGCACGAAACCGCTACGCACGGGCACGGGGTCAGCCACTCCCGCTTCAAACACTGGCGCGGCCGTGTAGTGTACCTGCACCGCATTGAATACGGACTTGTCGAGGTCGAGCCCGAAAGCCGTTGCCCAGGCTTTCAGTTGCTCGCTGGTGTAGGGTGTCGCCAGCCAGAACCACACGTGCGCCTTGAGCTTTCCGACATTCTTCGCGTGCCCTGCGCTGTTTGACAGTTGCCAGTGGTAGGCCGCGCCTTGAAAACAATCAGGCAGGCTGGTCGTGATGAATTCTTCGACCGCCAGCATCGGCTGCGCTACAGGGTCCGCGCACAACGGCTCGAAATTGTCGATTTCGACCAACATCCAATGGTGCGGCGCGTCCTCGTACAGGTCAGCGATGCGGCGAACATTTCCCCGTTTGTACTCCGGGTCAAGCTCTGCCGCCTTGTCATGGCCGACATATACACCGCGGACCACACAAGACCGGGCGTCGTGCTCTAGGCTCGTCAGTAGTGCCGACAACGCGCCGATATTCTCAAGGCTGACCTCTTTGTGAATAAAGTATTTCGCGTTGTCATAGGCCTTGATCGTGCCATCCGCCAGCCAGGTCTTTGCCAGTAGGTTGGTAGGATGCTTGAGGATGGTAATCTTGTCAGTCATCGCACCACCTCGAAGTCTCCGGAGGTGCGCAGATAGTTCCAGTCCACTTCCGGGCGCAAATCCTCGCAGCGCACGACGCCGCCCGTAGCGCGCTCGATGTCGGGGCAGCGCGCGGCAGGCACTTGGCGCGAGCCGTTGCGCCACTGGCTGACAAGCACGGGGTGAACCCCTATTTGTTTGGCAAGCTGGGTGGCGGCGCCGTTGCCGCCCTGTTCAAGGTAGGTGTCAATGTCCATATCGGTTTCCAATCAAGAATAAAAACCGCTTCATACTAGCAATATGCAAATCCTTGTCAATAGCTCCGATTTTTGCAGCGCGCCCGATGGTGGGCTTTTTCTTGCCCAAAAAATATTTGCGGCGCGCTATTGACCAGTTATTCGCGTATCGCTAATATTCGTCCTGAGCCACCCAACGAAAGGACGTAACGATGATTGCCACCCCCCTGATTCCTGGTCGGCTGTACCGCGTTCGAGGTTGCGGCCTCGACCTGACCATCATCGCGTCGCACCCCTGCGACGCCATCTGCATCGGGCTCTCCCTGTTGGAGCGCGCCAAATGATGACCGCCCAACTGATGAAGTCGATGGACGACCGCCACTTGGTTGCGTCCGTCCACGCCGAACTCGACCCGCTCACCTCGTCGGCCGCTGAAATAGAATTGCTAGCCCGATTCGAGGCGCTACTCGATGAGAGGAACGACGAACTAAAAGGAGTCGTTGAATATTTCGACTTCGAGGTCAAAGACATCAGGGCCCTGGGCGATGCCCTGATCCAGAACACCGATACCACGGTTGCCCTGCTGAATACCATCGCCAAAGCAGGCATCGAAGATCCCGAATCCCTCAAGGCTGAACTCGACCTTGCAAAGAAATTCCGCGACCTTATCGAGGACGCGGGGGATGTTTTCACCCGCCTATCTGACCTCTTAACCACACAGGAGTAAGTCAATGTTCCCCGTCACCTTAACTATCAACAATCTGGCCCAGCTTAATGCTGTTATGGCCGCCCTCAACGTCGGCGGCATTGAGCCGCCCAAGGCGACGCCCACCCACGTCGCCGAAACCGTAGAAGCAAAAGGCAAGGCCACCACCACCACCACGAAGAAGGAAGCCGCCAGGACCGAACCGAAAGCCGAGGAAAAGGCCGAGGAAAAGGCCGAGGAAAAGGCCGAGGAAAAGGCCGAGGAAAAGGCCGCCGAAGCCGAGAAGCCCTTGCACGGCCACGCCAACCCCCCGGCCGATGCGCCGACCTACCAGGCCACCGCCGACGCCGTTACCAAGCTGGTCCGCGCCAAAAACCGCGAGGTCGCCATCGCCGTGCTCGCCCGGTTCGGCGCCACCAAGTTGCCCGACGTGAAGCCCGAGCAGTTCGCTGCCGTCATCTCTGCTTGCGAAGAAGCGGGGGTCTGATCCATGACCACCACCACCAAGAAGCGCACCAAAGCGCAGCCCACTACCGAAGTCGTCACGGCATACATGGGATTCAATCAATCCCCGCAATATCGCGGCACACAGTTCGAGGTCGGCAAGACCTACGAGCTGGAAGGCGAAGAAGAGGCGAAAGCCGGCGAGTCGGGATTCCACTCCTGCGAGTACCCGCTCGATGTTTTAAGCTACTACCCACCGACAGGTAGTCGGTTCGCAGTGGTAAAGGCGTCCGGCCAAATTAGCCGGAGCGATTGCGATTGCAATATCGCAAGCTCGGCCATTACCGTAGAGGCTGAAATCGGCCTTCCGGTGTTGGCCGCCCGCGCCGTGGATTGGGTACTTGTCAAGCTGGACAAGACCACCGAGCAGGCCCTCGTTAGGGGCAACCCGTCGGCTGCTGTTAACACTGACAGCTACTCGGCGGCAGTGAACATGGGCGACCGTTCGGAGGCCACGAACGCAGGCTACCGTTCGACGGCCCTGAATACTGGCAGCTACTCAGCGGCCACGAATACTGGCAGCTACTCAGTGGCCGTGAACATGGGCGACCGTTCGGTGGCCATGAACACTGGCAGCTACTCGACGGCCACGAACAATGGCAGCTACTCGACGGCCGCGAACACTGGCAGCTATTCAGCGGCCGTGAACGCGGGCGACCGTTCGGTTGCCATGAACGAGGGCTACCGCTCGACGGCCGCGAACGCGGGCGACTACTCGACGGCACTAAACACGGGCAACCGCTCGGCGGCCGCGAACATGGGCGACCGTTCGGTTGCCACGAACACGGGCGCCCGGTCGGTGGCTGTGAACACGGGCGACTACTCAAAGGCCACTAACACGGGCGACTACTCAAAGGCTACGAATACAGGATACCGCTCGATGGCCACGAACACGGGCTACCGCTCGACGGCCACGAACAATGGCAGCTACTCAACGGCCAGGAACGAGGGCTACCGCTCGACGGCCCTGAATACTGGCAGCTACTCAGTGGCCGTGAACATGGGCAGCCGTTCGACGGCCCTGAACACTGGCAGCTACTCGACGGCCACGAACACGGGCAGCCGCTCGGCGGCCGTGAACACGGCCGACTACTCAAAGGCCGATATGAAAGGCGCTGATTCAGTCGCGGCATCGCTTGGCATCCAAGGGCGCGCCCGCGCTACCGATGGCAGCGCAATCGTCCTCGTCTACCGCGACGAGGATAGCGGTCGCCTGGTCCATGTCCGCGCAAGCATAGTGGGTGAAGGCTGCATCAAGCCTGACACCTGGTACACCCTCGATGCCTATGGCGAATTCGTAGAGGTTGAAAATGAAAGCGAGGTTGCAAAATGAGCGGGCACGCAAAACTCTCACCCAGCAGCGCACACCGTTGGCTACACTGCCCCGGCAGCGTAGCCCTTGAGGCAACGTGCCTGGACGTATCCAGCGAATTCGCCGACGAGGGCACCGCTGCGCATGAACTGGCCGCCATGGCATTGACCGCCGGCAACGATGCCTCCGCCTACCTGGGCCGCGTCATCCAGGTAAATGGCAGAGGCTGGGAAGTCACCGACGATATGGCCGGCCACGTGCAGAAATACCTCGACTACGTGCGCAGCATAGGTGGAGAACTCATGGTCGAGCAGCGCTTGAGCATTGAAGGCATTACCGGCGAGGCAGACGCAAAGGGCACGTCTGACGCCGTCATCCTAGCAGGCAACGAAATGGTCATCGTCGATTTGAAGTATGGCCGAGGCGTCAAGGTCGACGCCGAGAACAACGAGCAGTTGTGTATTTACGCCCTGGCCGCGCTCACCGAGTTTGATTTTCTCGGCGACTTCCACACCGCGCGCGTCGTCATCGTGCAACCTCGCCTCGACCATATCAGCGAGTGGGTGCGCAGCGTGCCGGACCTGCGCGAGTTCGGCGAGGCTGTCCATGTCAAGGCCCATCGCTGCTTCGCGGCCGTAGAGCTCCATCTTGGTCGGACGCATGGAGGCCGATTTGACGACTACCTGGCCCCAGGCAACGATCAATGCCGGTTCTGCCGTGCTAAGGCCATCTGCCCGGCGCTGACCGAGAACGTGCTCTCCGCCGTAGCCGACGATTTTGTCGATGTCGCCCGGCCGGTGGCCCCACAACTTGAGCACGCCGCCGAGCGCGCCTTCGACAACGCCACCTTGGGCAACCTGCTGCCCGCGGTTGATCTAATCGAAGCATGGTGTAAGGCCATCCGCGCCAAGGCCGAGGCCGAACTGCTGGCTGGCCGTCCGGTGCCGGGCTACAAGCTGGTCGAAGGCCGGCGCGGCGCCCGCCGTTGGGCCGACGATAAGGAAGTCGAAGCCACCATGAAGTCCATGCGCCTGAAGCTGGAAGAAATGTACGACTTCTCGCTGATTTCCCCGACCACCGCCGACAAGCTGCACAAGGCTGGCGTCATCGGGCCGCGCCAGTGGCCGAAGTTGCAGGAACTCATTACCCAATCGGACGGCAAGCCCAGCGTCGCCCCGGCTACTGACAAGCGGCCGGCCATTGTTGTTCAGGCCACTGCCGACGAATTCGACAACGTGACGGCAGAGGAACTGATGTGAAGAACCTGCCGCCTGCTAAAGTGCTACCACAGGAAGCCGTGCGGCGACTGCAACAGGCGGCACAAGCCCCGATCCCCGGGCATGACCCGCTCGCCAGGGTGAAAGCCATAGAGAAAGCCACAGAGCGGGTCAAGCGTCATTACCCCCAATTTTTTAAGGAGTAACACCATGAAACTGAAACTGAACAACGTCCGGCTTGCATTCCCGGTTCTTTTCGACGCTGAGACCGTGAACGGTGAAGGCAAGCCGGAATTTTCCGCCTGCTTCCAGATCGACCCGGCTGACCCGCAAGTGAAGGCGATCGAGAAGGCGATCGAGCAGGCCGCCGAGGAAAAGTGGGGTGCCAAGGCCGAGGCCGTGCTCAAGCAAATGCGTGCCCAGGACAAGGTAGCCCTGCATGACGGCGACCTCAAGTCTAACTATGACGGCTTTCAAGGCAACCTGTACGTTTCCGCCCGTTCCACCACCCGGCCGCTGGTCATCGATAGGGACAAGAGCCCGCTCACCGAGAGGGACGGAAAGCCCTACTCCGGCTGCTTTGTGAACGCCAGCATTGAAATGTGGGCGCAGGACAACAGCTACGGCAAGCGTGTGAACGCCAGCCTGCGTGGTGTTCAGTTCCTGAAGGACGGCGAAGCCTTCGTAGGTGGCGGTGCCGCAAGCGAGGATGAGTTCGATGACATTGCCGAAGGCGCAGCCGCCGAGGACTTGGTTTAACCATGGCGCTCATCGTCATCCAGGTGCAAGACATGCCGGACGGTTCGGTCGGGGTCAATCTCGTTACCGAACCCCGCATCGTCGGGCCGAAAGCCAAATTCACCGAAGCCGAAAAACTCGGCGCGGTGGCCCTCAACGCGATCCATTCGGTACTCGAAAATACAGGCCCAAATCTGGTAGTCGCTGGGGCCGACGAAATTCCGCATTGACCACCCTAAGCCCCGGCCTTCGGGCCGGGCGTTTTGGCAAGGGTGTGAATTCAGCGCACGCCCTTGCCAAAGCGAACACGGAAAAGAACATGACGATCCTTTGGCTTGACCTCGAAACCTACTGCGAAGTGCCCATCACCAACGGCACCCACGCCTACGCCGAGCACGTGGAAATAATGCTTTTTGCCTACGCGCTAGACGACGGCCCGGTGAAGGTGTGGGACTTGACCACTGGCACCCCCATGCCGGCAGAACTGGCCAACGCGCTAGACGACCCGGCCGTGGTGCTCTACGCCCACAATTCCCACTTTGACCGCACGGTGCTTTGTCATAACGGCTACCACCTGCCGGTAGCCCGCTGGCGCGACACGATGGTCAAGGCCCTGGCACACTCGCTGCCGGGCTCGCTGGGCGATCTATGCGACATCCTCAAGATACCCACCGACAAGGCCAAGGACAAGGCCGGCAGGACTTTGATTCTTTTGCTGTGCAAGCCCCGCCCAGCCACCAGCAAGTTGCGCCGTGCCACGCGCGAAACGCACCCCGCCGAGTGGGCAAAGTTCGTGGAGTACGCCGCGCTGGACATCGAGGCCATGCGCGCTATCAACGAGAAGCTGCCAGCTTGGAACTACCAGGGCGACGAACTTGCCTTGTGGCACCTCGACCAGGCGATCAACGACCGGGGCTTTTGGGTTGACCTTGACCTCACACACGCGGCCATCCGCGCCGTGGAGCGCGCGCAGAAGGTGCTCGCCCACCGCACCAACGAACTGACCGCGGGCGAGGTGCAGGCGGCCACCCAGCGCGACGCGCTGCTGCGCCACTTGGCCGCGGCCTACGGCATCGACCTGCCGGACATGCAGCAGAGCACGCTGGAACGGCGCATTGCCGACCTCGACCTGCCGGCCGGGTTGCGCGAACTGCTTGTCATCCGCTTGCAGGCCAGCACC